GCTGTTGGGGCCGTCGTTCAGAGGCAGCGTATACTCCTTCCCGTCGAGCGTAAATCCCCCCGCGGCGATACGCCGGCCTTAACGGCCGATGGTGGCGGCGGGGAAACCCCGGAGGGAAGGTGGTGTTACTCACACCCCACTATGACATTCTGGACTGGATACAGCCGGATTGGGTCATCGATACCAAGACGAGGACCTTTGAACGTGGGGTTCCCCGACAGCGGCCAACCATTGAGCTTGAAATATGGAAGGTCAACCAGAGTTACTGGAAGTATTTTAAGCCGCATTATTATTTAGACCTCCCCATGCCGGTGGCAGGGGAGTACTTTATCGGGACTGTAGATGGGGAGTTGGCGTGTCACATGGCGGTGGCTCCTCGCTTTGAGGTCCGAGGGTATCGCGGGACCCGCTTGGTGACCATGCCTGAGTGGCAGGGGGCGGGTGTCGGGATGCGATTCCTAAACTGGGTCGCTGAGTACCATAAGCAAGGAGGGGGCCGTGGCGGCCACAAATACCCCTTGTATTTTCACACAAGTCATCCCCAGATGTGCGCCGCTCTTCGCCGTAGCCCAAAGTGGACACAGTGCTCTGCTGTCCTATTCGGCGGCAACAAGGCGAAGTCGGCGGCAACCATCAAAAGCTCCAGAGTCAGGCACGGGAAGGTCGGAATAGGGTCTGGTTATGGCGGACACTTCCGGGCGGTGCAGGGCTTCAAGTACATCGGGGAGGTAGAGGGATGAAGATTTTTCTTTGTGGTCAGCGTAGCTTCGGGAAAGAGGTTTGCCGGGCGCTGCTGGATGCCGGGCATGAGATTGTGGGTGTGGCCCCGGCCCCGCCCCAGAAGCACCAGGACAAGCTATATGGCTATGCGGCAGTTAAAGGGCTGCCGCTGGTAACGGACTGCAAAAGCCTGGTGTCCAGCTTTATCCCCGATGGCACGGAGTTGATTGTGGCGGCCCACTCTCACTGGCTGATCTCCAGCCAGTGCCTGAAACGGGCCCAGTTTGGCGGGATAGGGTTCCACCCCTCGCTGCTACCTAGACACCGGGGGAAAGATGCAGTCCGCTGGGCAGTCCACATGGGGGATTATGTCTCCGGCGGGACCGTGTACCGGCTGACTGATAAGACCGACGGAGGCGACATCCTCCGACAAGAGCTGGTATGGATTAAGCCTGGGTGGACTTACCACGATTTGTGGCGGGCCATCTTCCCTGTCGGAGTCCGTTTGCTAGTGGACTCCGTTCGGGAGATGGAGCGAGGGAGCGGGCTATGGGTGGAGCAGGACGAAAGCTGCGCCACCTGGGAGCCGTCCTGGGATCGGCCAAGGCTAGAGCGACGGGAGCTGCTCGCCCTGGGCGGGGAAGCCCCGGTGTTCGATTCGGACACAGCACCGAAAGAGTGCAGAGGTTGCATCCGGGATTGTACCTGGTGCACCTACAACATAGCGGACCCGGAGACTTATCATAGACGATAGACAGTGCGGCCCGCGTTTGGGAGGAAGGTGGTGGTATGGCCAATGCGGAAAACTTGAAGAAGGGAAAAGCCACGCAATTCAAAAGCGGCAAGGACGCAGTAGAAAACGGCCGGAAGGCCGGTGTGGCCTCCGGGGCATCCCGACGACGAAAGAGGGCCATGCGTCAGGCTGCGGCCATGCTGCTGAATACGCAGATCCCCATGAACGAGCGGGGCCCATTCATGGGGACTGTGAAAACCTTACTGAAAACCTTCGGCTATACACCGGACGATGCAACCTATCAGGACGCGCTTCTCGCCGGTATTATGCTGGAGGCTATGAAAGGCGACGTCAGGGCGGCGGAGTTCATCCGAGACACCGCCGGGGAAAGTCCTGCCTTGGATATTCGAAAGGCCGAATTGAAGATGCGCCAGGAAGAATTGAAATTCAAGCAGGAACAGTCCTCCGGGGCCGCCGCCCCTGGTGCCGTGAATAACCTGTTGGAAGCCATCATGCAGACGGGGGAGATTGACACGGATGATTTACCGGAGATTGAGTAAGCGGCAAAAGTTAGCTATGCTCTGGTGGCAGCAGCCCCGCTTCCGTGGCCGGGACGTCCTTCTGTGTGATGGCTCCATCAGATCCGGTAAAACGGTGTGCATGACCGTCGGGTTCATCCTCTGGAGCATGGCGACTTTCAACGGGGAGCGGTTCGCGCTGTGCGGCAAGACCATCGAGAGCCTGCGGCGCAATGTGGTTCTGAACCTCCGGGATTGGGTGCCGCCGGAGCTGACTATCGTGGAGCGCCGGTCAGAAAACAAGCTGATTATTTCAGACGGCCTGGGGCGGGAGAACACCTACTTCCTGTTCGGCGGCCGGGACGAGAGCTCCTATATGCTGATCCAGGGCATTACCCTGGCCGGGGCCCTGCTGGACGAGGTGGTGCTCATGCCCCGGTCCTTCGTGGAACAGGCCCTTGCCCGGTGCTCCATCAAGGGGAGCAAGATATGGTTCAACTGCAACCCGGAAGGCCCCGAACACTGGTTTTATAAAAACTGGATCGAGGGCGATAACCCGAAGAAAATGAACGCGCTTCACCTTCACTTCACTATGGACGATAACCCGGCGCTGGCCCCGGAGGTCCGGGCCCGCTATGAGCGGCAGTTTTCCGGGGTATTCTACGACCGCTATATCCTGGGGCTGTGGGTGGTGGCCGAGGGGCTGATCTACACCATGTTCAACCGGGATTTTCATGTGGTGCCGGATAAGCCCCGGCCATACGAGCGGTATTATATCTCCGTGGACTACGGCACCGCCAACCCCACCAGCATGGGGCTTTGGGGCAAGGCCCAGGGGAAATGGTATCGCATTCGGGAGTACTACTACGACAGCCGGAAGGTGGGCCGCCAGCTGACGGACGAGGAATACTACGCCGAGCTGGAGAAGCTGGCCGGGGACCTGTCAATCCGGGCGGTCATCGTGGACCCGTCGGCTGCCAGCTTCATAGAGGCCATCCGGCGGCACGGCCGGTTCTATGCGGAGAAAGCATCTAACTCTGTCCTGGATGGTATTCGCAACGTCGCCACCAGGCTTAAAACGGGGGAGATTTTCTTCTGCGAGGGCTGCCGGGACTGTATCCGGGAGTTCCAGCTCTACCGCTGGGACGAAAAGGCGGGCTTTGACCGACCCATCAAAGAAAACGACCACGCTATGGACGATGTGCGCTACTTCGTCCACAAGGTATTCGGGCCTGATATTTTCAGTATCGGCCCCACTGCGTGAGGTGCTTTATGTTTGAGCAGCGATATGTCTTAGATAAAATCGAACAATGGGCCGAGCGACTACCATACCGCACCCTGCGGATTGAAGTGGAGCTTCCTGGGCAGACCCTCACGCTAGAGAAAAGCAAGGCCCTGCCCATCGGTTTTTCTGCGGCTGTAGAGACACAAGGGAAAGGGGGGAAAGAGAAATGGTGAACTTCAATCTGCGGGGTGACTGCATTGGACGCACGGATACGGACTTCCGTCGGGGTATGACGGATAAGCGTTTTCTGGAGCTGGAGATCACGGCGTGGCTCCGCTCCCCGGAACGGAAGCGCCAGCTTGCGGGAGAGATGTACTATGATAACCAGCAGGACATCCTCGCAAAGCGGCGGATGGCCATAGATGACAACGGCGATCCCATTGAAGTCCGGCACCTGCCTAATAATCGGCTCATTAGCAATCAATATGCGAAGATGGTAGACCAGAAGACAAACTATTCTTTCGGGCGGCCCTTTTCATTTGACACGGAGGATAAGGGCTATGCGGAGGCGCTTTCCCAGGTATTTGGCTCCCGTTTCCGACGGGTAATGCGAAATCTGGGCGAAGGAGCCTGGATTGGGGGCAAAAGCTGGCTCTACCTGTATTATGATGCTGGAGAACTGGTGTTTAAGCGGCTCCCGGCTGACGAAGTGCTTCCTTTCTGGGCTGACGCAGATCATACCATCTTGGATGCCGCTGTCCACGTGTACGCGGTAGAGGAATACGATGAATCCGAAATCCCGAAAGCCGTGATAAAAGTAGAGGTGCTGCATGGTGGCGGGGTGGATTGTTTCATCCGGCACGATGACGGGACCTTGGAGCCTGATAGCAGTGCTAGGTCCGGGGACTATATCACGGCCCCAGACCCGAAAACCGGGGAACAGCGTGGATATAACTGGAAACGGATACCTCTGATTTGCTTTAAGTCCTCTCACCACGAAATCCCGTTGCTATCCAAAGTGAAGTGTCTCCAGGATGCCTATAATCAGATTTTATCGGCCTTTGCTGACCGTATGGAGGAGGACATCCACAATACCGTCATCGTTATCAAAAATTATGACGGGGAAGATTTGGGCCGCCTCCGCCGAAATCTGGCAACCTATGGCATCATCAAAGTCCGGTCTTATGAGGGCTCCGAGGGTGGGGCAAGCACTCTGGAAATTGAGGTCAACGCTGAGAATTTCAAAGTGATTCTCGCGCTGTTAAAGGATGCTATCATTGAAAACGCCAGGGGCTACGACGCCAAGGACGAGCGTATGGGCGGAAACCCCAATCAGATGAATATCCAGTCCATGTACTCGGACATTGATTTGGACGCCAACGGCATCGAAATCGAGTTTCAGGCCGCCATGGAGGAGTTGCTCTGGTTTGTCAACCAGCACCTCGCCAACACCGGAAAGGGAAATTTCGAGGGAGAAGAAGTTAAGGTTATCTTTGACCGGGACGTGCTTATCAACGAAACCGAGGCCATCAACAACTGCAAGAACTCCGTGGGTATTTTGTCCAATGAAACTATCGTGAAGAACCATCCGTGGATCTCCGACCCGGAGCAAGAGCTGGAGCGCATCAAGAAAGAACAGAAGGAGGCCACGGAAGACCCATACCAAGCCGCCTTCATGGCAAACCGGAAAAAGGGCGGGGACCCCCAAGACGGCGTGACCGGCGGTGATGGCGATGGCGACGAATAAGCTGCCAGAGCGTAGTTCCGAGTATTGGGCTCGGCGGCTAAAGCTCATGGAGGACGCACTTCTAAATCAGTCCTACAGCTACATGGAAAACCTAGACGCTCAATTCCGGATAGCCCAGGCGGAAATTGAGCGGCAGGTGGCTGCCTGGTATCAGCGATTTGCGGACAATAACGAGATTACTCTGGCTGATGCCAAGCGGCTCTTGAACAGTGGTGAGTTGGAGGAATTTCGCTGGACGGTGGAGGAGTATATCAAGCACGGTGAGGAAAACGCCCTCACTGGGGCGTGGATGAAGGAGCTGGAAAACGCCAGCGCCAGAGTCCATATCTCCCGGCTGGATGCGCTCAAGCTCCAGTTGCAGCAACAAGCCGAGTTGCTGTACTCCAACCAGCTTGACACTCTGGATGCCGTTGCCCGGCGGGTCTACACCGGCGGCTACTACCACACGGCCTATGAAATCCAAAAGGGCCTCGGCGTAGGCTGGACAATGCAAGCCCTCGACGAGCGTACCGTTTCCAAGGTTCTCTCCCGACCGTGGACGGCTGACGGACAGACCTTCCGTGACCGCTGCTGGATGAATAAGCAGAGCTTGGTGTCCAGCGTCAATACCCAGCTTACTCAGATGATTATTCGGGGAGAGGGCCCAGATCGGGCCATCTCCGCAATCTCTAAGCAGTTCAATGTATCCCGCTCTAAAGCGGGCCGCCTGGTGATGACCGAGAGCGCGTATTTCTCCAGTGCCGGGCAAAAGGATTGCTTCAACGGCCTGGGGGTCAAGGAATATATGTTTGTGGCCTCCTTCGACCATGATACCTGTGAACTGTGCGCCTCCATGGACGGCAAGGTGTTCAAAATGTCTGAACACCAGGCGGGCTTGACAGCCCCGCCGCTGCATCCTTGGTGCCGGTGCTGCATCGCGCCGTATTTTGCGGATATGGTGGGCATCGGAGAACGGTGGGTGCGGAATGAGGATGGCACCACGGGGAAGATTCCCACGGGCATTACCTTCGATGAGTGGAAGAAAGGCCACGTGAAGACGGGGGTTGTGCGGACTGGGAAATCTGCTATAATGGACATAGTTGAAAAGGCTGTAGGGGCCGCTAAGGGCACATCTCTGGACATGAAGCCAGCCATTACCGGAGCAAATCCCAACTATTCCTCTGACCAGGGCTACCGAGTGAATTGCCAGAGGTGTGTGCAGACCTTCGAGTTGCGGCGGCGTGGGTATGACGTCATTGCCCGGCCGAAGCCGAAGAAGAACAACACAATTTTCTGGGGCTCCGAGTGTTTCGCAGATGCCGCCGGGCGGTCGGTATCGTACACTTTCAACCAGACGGAGGCCGCCGTTAAGCGGGAACTGGCCGCCGCTCCAGATGGGGCCCGGTATGGGATATACATCAAGTGGAAGGGACGCCCGCCCGCTGCACACGTATTTATTGCGGAGAAGTCCGGCGGGGTAGTCCATTACATGGACCCCCAGACCGGAAACATGGACGCCTCCGGTTACTTCGCTAGGGGCTCCAAGGGGCGATTTGGATTTTTCCGCATGGACGATAAGGCGCTGACGACGGATCAGGCTATCATAGCGGCCACTGTGGAGGTGAAGAAGCCGTGAGCGAAAAGGAAGCAAGAACCATTCTCCAGAGCTACCAAGAGGAGGATGGAGAGACTGGTGAGAGCTATCACTTGGAGGTCAAAGAGTGTATTTCCACGATCGGGGAACAGTACGTGTTCCTGTGCAGTGTGGAAGGCCAAGAGGCCGAGTATGCGGTCATGAAGGAAACCGGGGATGTTCTGGTGGTGCCGACGTGACCAGCTATAACCGAATCGTTGATGAAAGCATCGAGCTGAAAAGCCCGGTGCTTTTTTCATACAAAAAAATACCGCTGGCCCGGCGGACACAGCAGGGCGGCTGCCATACGGGGACAGGCCCGGTCAAAAGGACGGCAGCGGAAAGGAGCCAGTTATGAAATTGCAGTGGATTAAGGACATCCTGGGAGACGTCTACACGGAGGACATAGACGCCAAGGTGTGCACGGCTTTGGGGGAGCGGTTTGTGGCCCGCGCAGACTTCAACGACAAGACCGCCAAGCTCAAAGAGGCGGAGACGCAAGTGAGCCAGCTTAACGCCACGATCAAGGACCGGGACAAGCAGCTGGAGCAGCTGAAGGAAGCCGCCGGTGACAACGCTGAGCTGAAGAAGCAGATCGATACCCTTCCCCAGCAGAACAAGGACGCCAAGGCGGCCTATGAGAAGGAACTCGCTAGTGTACGTCTGGCCGCCGCTGTTGATGCGGAACTGACTGCTGCCGGTGCGCGAAACACAGTTGCCACCCGCGCTGTTCTGGAGGATTTCCTCAAGGACGCCAAAATCGTGGATGGCAAAGTGACAGCCAAGGTGGGTGAGGAAATGGTCACGCTGGCCGCCAAGGTGGAGGCGATGAAGAAGGACGATGCTACGGGCTTCCTCTTTGCTACCAAGGACGGCAAGTACAGCGGCTGGAAGCCCGGAGAGGGCGGAGACAAGGGCAAGCCCGGCTCCGATAAAAAGCCCTCGGAGATGTCTTATGACGAGCTGGCGGAATACCTGGCTCAGAACCCCGACGCGAAATTGGACTGAGAGGTGACCCTATGAGAAACATGACAATCCCAGCCCGTGCCGTGTCCTTCGAGGATGCTTTGAGAAATCTGGCGTCTAAGTTGACCGGCAAGCCAGCTTCTGCACTGCCCCGCACTCAAGAGGGCGTGGTGCAGTACATGGCGGAGCACATCCCCTCCCTGGATGAATTGGCGGAGGCGGTGACGTGCGAGGTGCTCGCCCGCATGAGCGATTTCTCTGCCAACGACACGCCTACGGCGGGCGCTGACGCCTTTGAACTGGCCAAGGCGGGCACGGATACTCCGGAGGATGAAACGGGCGTAAACACGCCCACAAAGGCCAAATCCGGCCGCAAGAAGAAAACCGACACCGAGACCGATACTGAGAAAGGATGATTGAACTATGGCAAACGATAAGTTTGACGCGAAGAGCTTTAACCCTCAGGCGTTCAAGTACACTGTAGACCGTGTGCCCCGCACCCGGCTGAACGAAATCCGCAAGTCCCGTGCTTTGACGGGGAACTCCGACATCCGCAACGTGTTCTCCGCCCAGAACGGCACCGCCTATGCTCGGATCGCTATGCGTGGTCTGCTGGATGGCGACGCTGTGAACTACGACGGCAAGACCGACATCACCGCCACCTCCCTTATCTCCGGCGAA